CATAGTGGGACTAACATAAAGAACCGCAGAGCCTTGTGGACACTTGAGTCCTTCAATCAGTAGGGTAACTGCCGCCATACGACTCTTACCGCACCTACGCCCAGCAGCCACAACCTTGAACCTCGTTTGGTCTTTGAAGACCTCTTGTTGCCAAGGAAGTAGAGAGAAGTTGAGATCAGCCATATTTAGCCTCTACATCTTCAGGTTCAGTGTCGATAATCGTTGGTTCTTGTCCCAAACCAGTGATATTGATGGTTACGGCACTTCTCTGAGACTTATCCTTTTCAAACAAAGAAACAGGAAGAGTCCTATCAAGACACATCTTTAAAGCTACCAATTGATGGGGATGCTCATCATTAAGGGCTATCTCAATAACCTTCTGAGCCACATCCTTACCCCCAGACCTAATCATCAGCTCTTTAAGCTCTTTGAGACGTTGATGGTCTGTCTTAGGTAGTACTAGGGGTGGATTGTCAGCAAACCTCTGTATGGTCATCTTGACGCTCCCCTTGGGTCTTCCTCTTCCTCGCTTTAGAGCTTCCATTTGGCTTCCTTTTGATTTAGCTTTTTCAGAATGGGGGGTGTACCACAAATATCTACCAACCCAACCTACCCCCTCCCCCCCCATACATCTCACCACCTAGGGTTTACCCTCATGTCTTTTTATACAGCATAGGGTTTCTACCTAGGTACTTACCCTATAAGGGTTTACCCTGCTGTCTATCCTTACAGTACTGTCAATCTATCCAGTCACCCAAATGAGAATCGTTCGCATCTAAAGGTTATGCGTTTTTTGCATAAAGTGTGAAAGAGGGTGAAGCACCTTTTTGTTGGTACTTGATCTTATTGAGAATCATTTGCATTTAGTCTTACCTTCTAGGTGTTTACCCTCTACTAGGGTTTATCCTTATAGACAATCTTCATTGGGACTGTTAGTTGTCCTGCGATCTATATTTAAAGAATCCATTTCCATATCAGGGCGAAACCCTTTGTTGTGGGCATACTGATACAGTGCCAACACATTCTCAAAACCCCTGGACAAATTTCCATTTCCCGCTGCCAAAAGAATCATTCTTTGAGGGTTTGACAATGTTCTTTGAAAGTACTTTGTTGAAGGGTTTGAGGGTCTGCCCATTGTTTTTTTCGCAATTTAATGAATTTAAATAATTGTAAACCATTGTTTTAAGGGTTTCTACTTATTTAAGGAAAACGCTCAGGAAGCCCCTTTTTAGCCCTTTAGAGCGCATCAAGCCGCTGCCCTTACTTACCCCTGAAAAAAAGTTATTCACACCACTAGTTGTAGTTGTCCACATTTTCACTCTTATATAAGACCAAATCCTGTTAATAAGTGGTACTGCATGGGGTATAGATATTAGGGTTTACCCTTAAGGGTTTAAAGTTGGGAAACATAGGGTTTGTACTGATAGTTTTCTTTTGTTTAGATGCTATTCTTACTATACTTTCAATCGGAAAGTGATCTTAATAGGTGTCAATATGTGGATTAAACAAAACAAGCAAGCAAGCAACATTGTGGCTTTGTATAGCAACATAGTCACAAAAGAAGAAATATACGAAACGAAATGCGGCCAAAGTTTTACAAAGAATACTCACAAACTTTGTGACAAGCCTACTGATTTTTACACTCCCAAAGATTTTGGCCCTTGGGATTTTTACGTTGGTACTGCCGACATTTGCAACAAAACCATAATTGGCAGCTACTGTTGCGACGGAGACGGACTTGTGTCTGTCAAATTGTCAACCGACGGCTTCATTCGCTTATACGATCAAGGCACTTATGTGCGTCGTCTCAAGTCTGACATTGATCAAGCAATGGTTCAGGCTACTCGTTATGTTCGCACACACTATAACGGCATTTATGAGGATGTTTTAGCATGAAAACAATCGATTCATCTTTGATCACTTGGGATATTTGGCAGGGCGACGACGACGACGGCTGGACAAAAACTTATTGTGCCGACGGAGAAGGGATTATTCAGGTTGTTGTTTACCCTGATCGCATTGAATTGCTTGATGAACTTGAACTTTGCAACACATGGACTCCCGATTCTGACATTGACTTGATTTTAGAAGCGGCGCAGCATTACTTGCAGTCCGCATACTTTCACATTTTTAAAAGGCTTCAACATGAAAAAGATGCTTGCAGATCAAATTAAGGCTTATGTGCTTAATGCTTATTTGGAAACAGGGAAACACGTTTTCATTTCTGACTTAATGAGGGAATTCAACACTAGCGCAGCTGCCGTACGCAATGCCCTTGGGTATGATGATTTCACATTTGAGCAGGATAGCCGCTGGACAGGTTCAAATTATTCGGGCAAATATGTGCTTGCGCCATGTGTTGAACCCTCAAAATCTTATCTCGTCAAAATCATCAAATCATTGCAGTTGGAGACAATATGAAAAACGGATTTTTAGACTACCTCGCAGCCATTGCAATCGGTCTTATGCTTTGCATAGGTTTAATGGCTTGGTTTGACGTTTTGGTCAAATAATTTTAACTTTACTCAATAGGTGTTAACAATGAACTCTCAAGCTCTTACTGAACTTTCTCGCTCTGTGGCTGCATCATCTTATGGTGTCTGTTTAACAGTAGATGGCGAAGATTATCTTATTTGGACTGTCAGGGATCGCAAACTTATCACTGAACGTCTGCCCATGTTCTGCACTCACGAAGCCCGTCTAAAGGCACATCTTGTCGGCTTTTGTTCTAATGTTGGCAAATAACTGACATTTCAACGGGTAAGCTCACGGGTTGGGCTTATTCGATGCACTGTCGCATCATTCAATAGGTGTCAACATGAAAACCACAGTTTATTTTTCAGAATTCCGTGATCTATTCCAACAAATTCGCCCTGATAACTTTTCATATCAAGGGCAAAAAATCCTTTTTGATTACTTTCAAGAATACGAAGAGTCAACGGGCGAAGAAGTTGATCTGGACGTGATCGCAATTTGCTGCGATTTTAGCGAAGATTCTTTTGAGAACATTGCAGATCAATATGGCATTGAATTAGATGCTGAAATGGATGAAGATTACCAAAAACAACAAGTAATTGAGCATTTAGAAGGCGAAGGCGCTTATTTAGGCGATTCGATCAATGGCATTGTTTATCGGAATTTCTAATGATCTATGCTTGCATTGCCCTAGTTCTGCGAATACTTACAAAACGATAAAACCCAAAGCCCTCTACGGAGGGTTTTTTCTTGTCCAGCATAGTTGGTATGCCCAAGCCCTTTAAACCGCCTAGAACGGGCTTTTAGTGCCTTTGGTGGGCATTTCTTCGCATAATCTTCGGATCGTTTCATTCAGTGCATCTATTTCATCCATTTTATTGATTGCCCATGCCCGTTTTTGCCCATGCCATCCCATTACAGGATTGCGGTGGCAATCAACACATAGTGCAATGCAGGTATATTGAAGCCCTTGTTTGTAGTGGTGAGCTTCGCTTGGGCCTTGTGCTTCGCATACTGAACACGGGAGACCTTTAACCCTTGCAAGGTGCAGTCTCTCTTTGGCGTTCAATTTGTTGTTCATTGGGTAGCTTTTTGCTCAATTCGGGCAGAGTATTGCTCAGTGCGCCAAACTTCAATTCTTGCTTGCGCTGCGGTCATTAGCCACCTAAAGCGTTCTTCACGTTCTACGGCTTCCCTGATACCTTCTAAGATTTGGATGTAGTCTTGGTGAGCATAAGCAAAGGTTTCCTGCTTCCCAAGAACTTCTGTCCCTGCCTGGCTCATAAGTTGAGCTTTTCGGCTTTTTCTGAATTCTTCTAAGTACATTCGATCAGATTTAGCCTTTGCATACAGTGGCGCAGTGTCAATCAGGTATTGGATGGCCTTGGTGGGTTCGTTCATACATCCTCTTGCTTGTAGTTCAGTTTGTGATTCTGAAAACGCATTGCTGCTTCCATTTCCAATTCAGCACAAGCCTCTTGTGACATACATCCCACAATATCACGCCCAGAGAACCAGACTTCTTTGATTGATTCGTTATAGGTGGATTTGTCCTCATCCATTTCGTATTCATAGACAACTGTCACTACTTCACTACCTTGTCCGATTGTTGTGTCAAATTCCCATGTGTTCATAATTTCACTCCTGTTAAAAATTAAATCTTACCTAATTGCTTGCGTAATACCATAGGGATTTACCCTTAGTCTCCACAAAAACAAGCAATGGTTTCTTCATTCTTGTCAAACATATCAATTTGGCTTTTCCCGTAATTCATCATTTGGGTGTAGTCGGGTTTGTCTTTTGAGAATCGACCGCCAATTTTCTTCTCTTGTTCTGCCCACCAAATAGCCCTTTCGGGTTCTCTTTGGATAATGCTTGCAAGTTGGTGCGCACCCTTCATAAAGCACAAATCGCAGTTCCCAAGTGGTGTTACCTTGTCCCTGAATTCAATGCCTAGGTCAAAACTATGGTTCTTCCAAAAAGCCTGGACATCTGTTTGCGTTATTCCTGCAATGGCTAGTGGCGCATGGAGGGTTTCTCTCAGCTTTACCACCCTTCTAGGTTCGTCTGCCCTGATTCCTGCCAAGGTCTGAAACTCATCAATCCCGATTGAAGCCATGTATCGGGTAATCGGGTGGATTTTTAGTTCTGTCGTACAGAATCGCATGACAGGGTTTGGTAAAAACTGCTTGCTGGCAATGATTTCAGCAAATGGTTCACCATTCCTGCTTGCAGTTTCATAGTTAACCACCTTGAACTTAGGCTGCTCTTTAGTAAATTCAAGCCAAACAATCGGCACATTCCATTGCTTTTCTATGTCTCGCACAAAATCAAGGGTGGCTTCATGTTCTTTTCCAGTATTGCAGAAGATAGCCTTCGCTTCAGGCGGTAGGCTCATGTGGTGAGCTTCTAAAACCTTGTAAAGCATAAAAGCAGAGGTTCTACCACCTGAAAAGCTAATTACAGTTGGCTCTAAGATTTCAAACGGATTTTTCATTCCAAACACTCCTTAACGCAAATATCAACGCCTGGCAGACTCGAATAAACCTTGGTAACGTGTATGTTGATGATCTGAGAGTCGTCATGGTAGACAACCCCGTTCATGCCATCTTCTACGCTCTTGAGGATATTGCTTGCGTCAGGCTTCTTTGTTGGCTTCTCTGACCCGTTATCAATGGCTTCTAACCGCTTTTTGGTGCTTGACTTGGGGATTGGCACACGAATGTAGAGATAAAGGCTAACAGGGGTTTCTAGTGGTTCTGAGCTACCCATTGCCTCGATTGCAGCATCTTTGATTAAGGCTTCATAAGTTCTAGTCTTCTCAGGGGTGTATGTGCTGACAAAGTTTCCCCTCTTGACGTATCTAGCCCTTTGTTTGCCAACAGGGTTAGCGTCTACTTTAAAAGTTACCATGAATGTCATAGAAGTGTTCCATCTTTAATTTTGTTCATATATTCTCGGATTCTGTCTCTAGCACCTATGCCATAGATTCTTTCGGCTCTCTCAAGTCTGCCACGCACAAAGTCTCTATCTTTGTTTGTCTCCCAAGTGCGGTAAAGTTCCCTTGCTTCTGCTTGCTCTAGGATCACTCTATCGCTTGGGCCTTGAATGTTTCGTCTACTCCAAGTCACCAGTTAACTCCAGTGCTTTGTTTATCAAATGAAGTGGGTAAGGGACACCCTCTTTTACTCTGTCTAGCAGTCTCATGGCTTCAAAGTAGTTCATGCTTTTTTCCTCAACTCAGCCATCTTAGCCAACACTTCTAGCGGAATAGGTGCTGCCTTTTTCGCATCTTCTGCAATCTTCAGCAAAGCAGGGTCAGGCTCATTTTTACTCGGAACTGTGAGCCTTACTATGTCGGCAGGGTTTGCTTTTGTCGCAACCCAATCTGCTTTAAATGCTTGCCAACCACGCACAATACATTCCTCTATGGCTTTCTCTAAAGTCCATCCAGCCTTGTTTGCTTCACTGGATATGGCATCAATGGCTCTTTGGGTTATCGGGGCTTTCTTGGCTTTCCTTAAAGTTTTGAATTCCTGCCAAACAGAATCAGAAACGCCTTCAGGCGGTGCAACGATAGTTGCCTTCTTCTTTGTCTCTGTCTCTGTCTCTCCCTCTGTCTCTGGGATAGCAACTTGCTTGCGTTCTGCTAGCACTCCGCTAACAAGTATGAAAAAGTCGTTATCAATCAATGGCTTAACTCCATCTTGATATTCTTTGGGAGTAATGTGTAAACGAAAGACTAGCTCATCTAGTGAGCCATCAAAAACACCATCTTTTGATTCACTTGCAAGCAACCAGAGCATAGGTGCTAGTGCCTTGCTAGCAATAGGCAAGCGCATATAAGACCTATCGTTTAACAGGTCACGATGAAGTTTTATCCAAGGGGGGCATCTGTCTTTGTAATGTTGAAAGACGGCCCAATTTTTAGGCTGCAATAGCATGATTTTTCCTAGCTCAGTCCTCTACTGAAAGAAACAATCGGCAGGCGGAGAGGCTCGCTTTTCGATGGGGAGATCAAGCCCCATCTAGCCGTGTTTCAAAACATTGTATCAAATAAATTGATTATTTGTGATTTCATTTGTTGTTTTTCTGCCAAACAAACGAACAGCCTGAGCGTTCATAGAAGCATATTCAGACTTAGTGAAGATGCCTTTTGCATTCCTAATGTCAAACGGGTTTAGCAGATCACGAGGCTCTTCTACCTTTTCAGCCTCAATCATGTGTGGTGCTAGGGTGTACTGAGAAACCCAAGACCTACCCATCTTAATTTTTCCAATTTTTAGTTTCTTCTTGTAGCTCATCTTTGTGCAACAAGCTGCAATGGATAGTCTTGGTATGCCAGTTAAATCCTCTATTTGATAGGATGTTAGTGGGCCGTTTTGCAATGCTCTGATAACTGCTTCTTGGGTCATTTGTAAAGGTTCTCTAGGTTGATTGTTCGGTTTAGATGGAGTTCTAGCGTTCTGGCAAGCAAAGCTGTTATAGCCGCATCGAAGTCCTCTGGTTCGGTTGTATAAGCATCTGCCATTGTTTGAGAGTACCCAAGCAAGGCTTCAGCGCATCTTTTTTCAAGTATTTCAGTTTTCATGCGAGTAGCCTAACATGATAAAAAAGTTGCGTAAATTAGGGAAAACCCCTATGTAAATTCAGGAATGTATGTGGCACATTATCGGTGTGGGCAAACAGTAACCCACGCTTAACAGGAGTAAATATGCCGATTCTTAATGGAAAAAAGGTTGTAGACCTAGAAGTAGGTGGAGTAGATAGCACAGATTACCCAGACTTTTCTGATGCCTACTTTTCAAGTGGATGCTACGAAGATGGAACACCACTAACAGACGATGAGTTGAATAAGCTCACCGATCTAGCGGGTGATGTTCTGTGGGAAATGGCTTTTGAGAGCCTCATATGAAAACACTATTTGAACAGTATCTTGAACAATTTTCAGATATTCAATATTGTGGACATTGTTTGACAATAAAAACACCAGACTGTTGCGAATACAGTCACTATGTTGAGTTCAAAGATTTAACAGTCTCTCAGCAGCAACAAATCATCAATCAAGAGTTAGATAAATATCTTTAAAGGAGTTAATATGTCAATAGAAATGTTACTTAAAAAGAACGTCAACGATCACGTTGAGAAGAAAAACGGCTTGTCCTACCTATCATGGGCTTGGGCATGGGCAGAAGCCCTCAAAGCTGATGCAAAGGCTTCCTACAAAATAGAAATGTTTGGTGACAAGTGTTTCATGGATATCAATGGCACAGCAATGGTGTTCGTAACAGTTACCATGTTTGATAAGCCAATGACTTGCCAACTTCCTGTGATGGACTACAGAAACAAGGCCATCCCAAACCCTGATGCTTTTGCGGTCAACACGGCAATCATGCGTTGCATGACCAAAGCCCTGGCACTACATGGACTCGGTCTATATTTGTATAGTGGCGAAGACGTCCCCGAAGAGGGCAGATCAGTAGTGATTACGCCTACTCAGGGCGCACAAGATAATATTCCTCCAGAGGAATTACAGTACTTGCAAGAGATGGCAGTTGAATTGATTGCTACCTGTGAGCAAGGTGACCCCAAGGCAGCTTGGGATAAGTTGGAAGGAGAGAACCTTGATGCAGAACAAAAGATTGCATTGTGGACACTCCTGCCTAGTAAAGTGCGTTCAGCGTTAAAGAAAGCGAAGGAAATGTAATGGACAAAAAAGATAATTCAGGCGTTTTATTTAAAAACGATAAGAAAGAAACAGATAAACATCCCCATTACAAAGGGAATATTACTGTTGATGGCAAGGATTACTGGTTGTCAGCTTGGGTTAAAGATGGAAAATCAGGAAAATTTATGGGCTTGGCAGTATCACCAAAAGAGCCAGCCCCTAAAAAAGCAGATATGTCTGAACACAAAGAGTGGTTAGACGATTTTGATAAAGACCCGTTTTAAGTTAATATAAACCTGAGGGGAGAGCTGTGCAAAGGATTTTCCTAGCTTGCAGACGAGCAGTTTTCCCCTCACCCAATAGGAGTTAATAATGGATATTAAAAGTGCTTTCGATAAGATTTTTCAAATGCCTAACTTTCCACGAGTTAGGACTACAGACCCTCTCACTTCATTTGAAGCAGCAGAGGCAATCAAGCCAGTAGTCAACAAACACTATGACATCATTCTGGAGTGTTTACAGACCTATGGTGCGCTTGGAAAGGATGGCATCTCATCTCTGACCAAACTAGAGAGCAATCAAGTTGCAAGACGTTTAAACGAGATGCAAAAGATTGGTCTTATCCATCTAACTGGTAAAACAGTTAAATCAAATTCAGGCAGAAACGAAAGAGAATGGGCAATATGCTAGAAAAACCCCCGTATTCAAAGATCAGTTATCCCTCTGTGCTAAACAAGGATTTCAAATGGTCTTCAGGATCAGATGTTCAGGCAATTTGGAGAAAGCATGGATGGACTCCACCCTCAGAGAAGATGTTGCCACCACCACCTGAGAAGTTTCAAGAACCTTTAAGGAGAGTTAGATGAGTTACGCAGCAATTGAAATAAAGATTTTGCAATGGTCTGAAGCCCGTAAGATCATTCCTAATAGCAACCCAGAGTCTCAGCTACTCAAGGCAGTATCTGAGATGGGAGAACTCGCAGATGCCACAATTAAAAAAGACAAAGAAGCTATTGTGGATTCTGTTGGTGATGTCATGGTCTGTCTTATTAACTACTGCGCTCTTCAAGACATCAATCTGGTAGACTGCATGGAAATAGCATACGATCAGATCAAGAATCGTAGGGGTACTCTTTTGCCTAACGGAGTCTTCCAGAAGGACACTTGAGTGTCATAAATCAAATCTACTATGTCATTGCAACAATCGGTTGCGTCAGGAGAACATCATGAAATTTGAAATGGAATTTGGTTGGACAGGCAGTGAGAAAATTATTGTTGAAACCTTCGACTTCGATAAGATTAAAGTCATTCAAGAATTTATCCAGTTCCAAGAGGAAAATGGATGGGAAATTGAATATGAAGCTATTGACGAACTTGATGAAGACTTTGAAGATACAGAAGAAGAAGAAGTGATTGTTGCTGGCTTAGACGATAGCGAATAAATTACTTTGCCAACAGATAAAGCCCCACATTGCTAAAGGCGTACCCTGCGTACACGATAGCCATGTGTGGGTTATCTTTCCAAAGCTGCTCACCAGCAATATAGGCGTAGATAGCCCCTGTGAGAATGATTAGCCAAGCACTCAAAATGCACCTACATCAATGACTTCACCGCGAAACTCAATCTGATCCTCATCAAATTTATGGACGAGTTCAGGCCATAAAAGCTGACCATTGAAGAAGTTTAACACGGCAAAACCTGATCTGTGATTGCTTGGGTTTATCTCTGCGTAAGTAAATTGTGGGCCATCAGTCTCAGCCAAAGTGCCTGTATCTACACCAAAACGATTGCCGTTGTAGTCAGCAAATGGCGTGACCTTTAACGAATGTAGATGGCCCGTCACAATACTAACACCTGCATTAACAGTATTGTTGTGAGTGGCATGAACACCACCCTTGTATCGGTGTTTAATGATGCAATTAGGAGTAGGCCATACTGCCCAACAGAAATCCCAATCTAAAAAGTGGTCTGTCAGCTTAAAGCCTAATACTTCTTTGTACTGTGGTGCGTGTTGCGCTAAACGATTGCCAAATCTGACATCGTGATTACCCCATGTAAACAGTAGCTTTACATTGTGCCTTGCTGCTTTAGCAACTTCTTCAATCTCACCCAATGCACCTTGACAGGCTCTTAATTCTTGGATAACAGTAGTTGCTGGTTGGTCAGTTACATCATGGCGAGATATAGATGCACCATCAAACGCATCACCATTGCATATCACCGCTACAGGTTTGAACTCTTGGATAGCCCATAGAAGCCCTTTAAACGCTGTT